TACATAGCGTATAAGTTTACTCTAGGTTTCTGAACAATTCCTAGAGAAATGATGCAACCGAAACTATCGTTGCTGCTTACATTCGGATAACTGTTCAGAGTGACTCCACTAAGTAGGTATGCTAGGTTGTACAGCCATTGGGTTTTAATACCACGAATGGCACACGCCCCTATAGCTCAACGGTAGAGCACCTGTCTTGTAAACAGGAGGTTGTGATCTCGGAATTCACTGGGGGCCGAATACAACTAAACAGAGTATGGTCTATTGGCTGAGAGGCTTAAGGCAACGGTTTGCTAAACCGTCGTAGCGTAAAAACTACCGTAGGTTCGAATCCTGCATAGACCGCTGTGTGCGTAGTTCAACGGTAGAACATCTGGTTGTGGTCCAGAATACGAGGGTTCAACTCCCTCCGTACACCCCAGGTAGGTTATCCAAGCGGCTAAAGGATGGCGACTGTAAATCGTCCACGAGAGTTTCGTGAGTTCGAATCTCACACCTACCACAGATAGGAGGCATTATGCCAATATATGAATATCTATGTAAAGACTGTAACGAAGGTCTCATAGACAACAGATCTTCTGATGACCGTGATGACTTGCCAGAATGCAAGTCTTGTGGTAATCTAATGAAGAGGTTATTCTCAACCCCAGGCGTTTCCTTTAAGGGAAACGGTTTTTATTCAACCGATAAATAAGAGGTGTACAATGACAGTAGTGGAAGAAGTAGTTGAAAAGAAAGAGCGTATGCTAACGCTTAATGACCGCTGTGACGGTCCAGCTTGTGGTGCTGCTGCACTTGTCAAGGTTGCTGGTGTGTCTGGTGAGCTACTGTTCTGTGGACACCACTACAACAAGTATGAAAACTCCGAGGGTATGAAGAAGTTTGCCTTCGATATTATTGATGAACGTTGGGCTATGTCTAACGAAAACCGACTAAAGGAAGACTAATGGCAGACGAGATCGATTCAATGATCGAGAAGCTTATTCTTATTGGTGCCATGGAAGTCTCTGGTATTAATGAAGAGGGCGAGTTTCTTTACGGCTTTACCCCCAAATTAAAAGAAATCAATCCAGAACTATTCGCTTTGATTCAAAATACTATTAATGATGGGATCATGTCTTTATGGGTAGATGGTTACCTGGATGTAGATATGATGGCTGACGAACCACTTGTACGCCTTACAGAGAAGTGTTTTGATGAAGATGCACTGAATGAGCTGGATGAAAACAGGAGAAAGTTTTTGGAAGGTATCATTGAAAGGTTTCAACAATAGTATAATTGACTAAGGAGATATTGTGGAATATTTTATTGGGTCAGTTACTACCATTGTCCTTATTGGTACGCTGTTGTTTGTAGTTAGAAAACTACCAGCACAAGAGTCCATAACAATCAGAACAAGCCAGAGCTACCTATTCTCACTGATTGGACGAGATCTGCTTATGGAAAGCATTAATCGCTCTAGTCCAACGCAGTCGTCCAAGTACTTGGAAAAGATATTTGTTAAGATTGTTATTGTTAAAAACAAAGCATACTGGATTAAAGATAACGTATTTTATGTAGCAGACATGATTGATAATGATGTAGATAAAGCTACAGCTAAAGAGGTTGACATCATGTCTATGAATAAGGTACAATTGGAAGAAGCAATGTTCATCATTGATAAGTTGAAGGAAGATAGTTATGATAGTAGGGATTCAGGGTAGTCGCAATTTTAATGACTACGCAATTTTCTTTAGTGCTATGACAAGACTTCTTCGCAAGTTTGATCAAGAAGATGGCGAACTCGTGTTCCTAACTGCAGGACCACACAGAGTCAATGACATGATTTACGAATTTGTCAATGTTTCAAACTGGAAGAGTCGTGGTATTAAAACCAAGGTAGTCAAGATGCCGCCAAAGGCATTAGCAGAACGCCTTGACTCAATAGACGAGTTTGTCTATCTATGCTTACCAAAAGAACCACTGTCGTTCTTAGTTAAAGAAGCAGAGGACCACGAAATCATTCCCCAAATTTCTCGGTATCCATAATCGAGATAAATAGGAACACAGACATAGTGTTCTTTAATTATGTAAACACACACAGAAAGCTAGAACAATGAACATTTCATCGCTTGAGCAGATGGAGCAAATTGTAAGCAACAACAAATCACTCAGCTGGGATGGTTGGACAGTAGTCGAATCAAAGCCCAGTCCGATGGCCTGGATGAAAGTCAATGCCGCATTCATAAATGACGTATGGTACACACAGAACCGTTTTGTACCTACAGAGATTGGATGGTCAATCCCAAATAAATTTATGAGGTAGCATGAACAAGAATGAGTGGAAAGACGAAGGCTTGTGTCGTGACTACGATACTAATTTATTTTTTGATAAATATGAAGAGGACATTGATTTGCGTCCAGCAATCGACAACCTTTGTTCTCAGTGCCCTATGGCTAGACAGTGTTTCGCTGTTGGAGTCTCTCAAAAAGAGTGGGGTGTCTGGGGAGGTATCTATGTTGAAAATGGCAAGATATCACGTGAGTTTAATAAACACAGAAGCAAAGAAGACTGGGCTAAAACCTGGTCTTACCTAACAATGGATAACTAACATGGAACTATGGTCATGGATCCTTGCTGCTATTGGAGTAAGTGGAATCTTCTTCGTTGGTCAGAAGACCATCTGGGGATGGCTAATCCTGCTTGCCAATGAGTGTTTATGGATGATTTATGCTATTGTTACTGAACAATATGGTTTTATATTTTCAGCGGTAGCTTATGCAATCGTCTACGTTAGGTCATACCTACACTGGAGGAGAGATCAATAATGTACACAGACACTATGGCACGTGCATTCCATTCGGTTGCACACTTTGCACCAAAAGGCTTTGGGTTGGCTGTTATCGATAACGAGCACTTCATTACCCTGCGTGCAGATGAAAAGCAGTTCATGAGCTTAAACCATGAAGGTAAGCTGAAGGCAGTCGAATACATGATTCGTGCTAAGAAAGCACTAGAGGATAATGGAGCAATTGTTCTGTTAGTTAGAGAAGGTGGTGAAGAAGTAGTATGAATTGGTTTGATTTTGCTGCTTATATTATTACAGCTATTTTTGTTTCTGTATTAGTTTATTTTATTATTGCACTGCTAATTAAGAACAGAAGACTAACTGCTACAGCAACACAGGCAACTATAGATCGTATGGCTGCTATGGATATGCTATACAAGTTAATGGACGAGCAAGATGGCTCAGAAGTAGAGAAGACTGACGGTTTTCTTAAGTTTATTTCTGACTCTCGTGACTGGGCATTTGACTATATTGAGAAAGTGCAAGATGCAATTACTGCATACGATGATGCACTCAGTAAGAATGATGCGGTAGCCATGAACGAAGCATATAAAAACCTATTGTCAATGTTGCCACAAGACGATGTGGTATCATAGAATTGCCTGCCAAATGGGGGCATATAAATAACTCGCTTAAAAGGAGTGATAATATGGTAAAAACATACAAAACAATGATGGACGTATTTAACGATCCATTCCTAATTGGGTTTAGTCGGGAATTCGATAGACTCAATTCACTACAAAAAAGTAACTCTTCTATCTCGTATCCACCATACAATGTGTTGCGATACAGTGAAGACAATTATTCACTAGAACTGGCTGTAGCTGGTTTCGAAGATGACGAGATTGAAGTTACAGTTAAAGATGGATCGCTAGTTATCTCTGGTGAAAAGAAAGCCGTTGAGGTAGAAGACTACTACATCCATCGTGGCATTGCTACTCGAAAGTTTACTCGATCATTTGCGTTGGGTGAACATATGGAAGTACAAGATGCTGTCATGAACAACGGAATCCTTTCTGTATCTCTGGAGCGTGTTGTGCCAGAAGATCAGAAGCCAAAGCAGATTCCCATTAAACAATTAAAGAAGCTTAAGTAGTCGGCAAAGTCCTGGGGTATGACTAAAAACTACCCCATTTTGCATACCCACCTTGCTGTGATATAATTATAAAATGGATAAAATTATCGAGGCTCTAGGCAAATTGCTTGCCAACAACATTGCTCTTGGCATGAAAGCACAGGGGTATCACTGGAACGTAGAGTCGGATGACTTTCACCAGTTTCACGAATTCTTTGGAGAAATCTACGAAGACTTTCAGGGTGCAACAGACACTTATGCAGAGTGGATTCGCATGCTCAAGGCATACTCACCCTATCGTCTAGCAGACTTTTTCGATCTATCTACTGTTAATGAGCAGGTCATCGAAGGAGATGCAGAGATGATGGTAGAAGATCTTTACAATGAGATTGAACTACACATTGAAGAACTTAAGAATGCTATTGATGTTGCAAACAATCTTCGTGAGAATGGTTTGGTCAACTTCTTGGCTGACCGTCAAACAGCTTCTCAGAAGTTCTGCTGGCAGCTTCGTGCAAGTATGGAAATGGAAGAAGACTAATGCCTTATAAAATTAGCGGTCGTGGAGATGCACTGGGTTGCAGTGGTTATGGTGTTCAGGATGAATCTGGTAAGACTGTAGGATGTCATCCCACTCGTCGTGCAGCCGAAGAACATCTTCGTGCACTTTATGCAAACGTTTCAGATGCTTCTAAGTCCGAGGCTGTTGGCATTAACCCATCATTCACTATTGACCCTAAGTATCCTGGAGTTGGAATCAAGCGTCCAGAGCAGGGTCGTAGAGGTGGCACACCTGGCAAGAGTGCAATTGGCAATAAGCCAGCACCAAAGCCAAAGAAAACACGTCGTGGTCGTCACTCAGACGCACAGGATGGAACACAAGGAGCTGTAAGCTCTGGAGGACCTGGAGGATCAATTGGTTAAAGAAGGCGATATGGTAATTGGACAGACATCTGAGGGTGTTGTCGTAGGCCGTGTAGAACATGTAATGCTTGAGGGCGGAACATATGGTGTTGAGGGTACGGAATATGCTATCGAAAGCACACCAGAAAACCCAGCAATGGCTGTAAGAGTTTATGAAGAGGAAGACGGTCTTTGGTATCCTACAGCATATTCTATTGGTATGCTTGCAAATGATGCGAAGCCTGCTGATGTAGAAATTGGCGTCGAAGAAGACGACATTGAAGAATTAGAAAGACTTGCTAAGGCTTCCCCATGCTGGGAAGGCTATGCTATGCGTGGCATGAAGCCTGGTAAGGGTGGAGCAATGGTTCCAAACTGTGTTCCAGTAAAGAAGTACCACGAAGCACTGACTAAGGCAGACACCTATACACCAAATGCTGGTATGAAGGCTGCAGCACGCCGTGCACTTAAGTGGAAAGAAGAGGGCAAAGCAACTGGTGCTGGTACTCCTGTAGGTTGGGGTAGAGCAACAGACATCGTAGCAGGTAGAGCAATGTCTCTCAGTACTGTTAAGCGTATGTACTCATTCTTCTCTCGTCACGAAGTAGACAAGAAGGGCAAAGACTTTAACAACATGTCAAACCCATCTAACGGTCGTATCATGTGGGATGCATGGGGTGGTAATGCAGGTTTTGCATGGTCACGAGCTATCGTAGAGCGTGAAAAGAAATTCTGGCAAGGGTCAGCTTTTGGTGATCAGTAATGTCTACTATTGTTGATATTGATGACACACTATTGCGTAATGGATCACAGCCAATACAAAGAGTAATTGATTACGTAAACGCTCTTCCTGGATCACTTATTATTGTGACAGGTCGTAATGTTTCTGAGCGTGCCAAGACTGTAAAGCAGCTTCGTGATGCAGGTGTTAAGTATTCTAGATTAATTATGAATCCAGGATCATCTGCTGAGACTGCTAAGTTTAAAGAAGAGGTTGGTCGTAGACTCAAGGGTAGCGTAAGTCTAGCCATCGATAACAATGCAACTATGAGAGCAGCATATAGTCGTGCAGGCCTTAAGACAATGAACCCATCATCAATCCCAGACTCTAAAAAGTTCTGGGAAGGCTCTGCTTTTAGTAAATAACTTGTGGAACAGGGCGGAGTCGAACCGCCGTCTTGATTAGTGGTCATCGTACTTCTACATGCTTATCTGGTCCTTCAGATACAACTAGAGCCAGAACCAGCAAGAACCCTAGTTAACTATATCCATCCTAAGAAGCGTCTCTTTATTTTATGAACCTGTTGCTCAGCGAGACCACTGCTGACAGGGTGCTTTCACGACAACCTAAGCCGCTAGAGCATACTCTTCGGGAGTATATTTTGCACTTATCCCTTGCCACCAATCAAGTGTTCGTGGCAGTCACTGCATGCTTCTCCGATCACGAGTAATCAATCGAATACCCATCTGTCCCCTATTGAATTATAAGACCAGTATATCACGATTCTATATGGTTGTCACGTTCGTAGGTACGACGCTTGTGGCAATTAGCACAAACCACTTCACACTTGGCAACCTCTTGCCATGCAGATTCTACACCATATTTCTTGAGCACACGGTAAACATTGTCTACCTTCTTTGTTCCAGGCAAATGATCAAACTCTAACATGTAGTGGGGATAGTAGAGACCGCAGTCTGCACAACCGTTATCTTCTTTGTACTTCCTAAACTCAGGAAGATAAAAACCTGGAGCCATTGTAACTATTATACCTTGTTTGCTATACTGGGGTAATGGATTTTGTTTATATGTGCCGCCCAGGAAATAACGAAGAGTTAAGATATTCTATTAGATCAATTGTAGAAAACTATGAGTCTGAATACAACGTGTGGGTTGTAGGAGATAAGCCAGATTGGTATTCTGGTGACTTTATTAAGACACGACCTGTTGGTAACGCATACGAGAACGTTCGCAACAATCTTAAGCATGTCATTCAAAACCCAGACATCTCTGACGACTTCGTATTAATGAATGATGATTTCTTTATTCTTCGCAAACTAAACTCAGTGTCACATTACCATAGTGGGCTTTTAGTTAAGCGTGCTGAGAAGCATCAAGAGCTGGCTGGACCTAACTTTTATTCCAACTTCTTGTTCCGTACAGACAGTGGTTTGAAAAAATTGGGTATCAAAGAGCCACTCAATTACGAATTACATGTTCCAATGCAATTTAATAAAACTAAATTAGCAGAGACAATAGATCTACCATTCAAGATTAGATCAACTTATGGCAACATGCACAATATAGGTGGAGAAGAGATCCAGGATGTAAAGATTTATGCACACCCATTTTTCAAAGACTCTTCATCGTCAATCGATAATGGCACACCATACATCTCTACAGAGGATGATGTGTTCCAGGAACTACTGCCATACCTACAAGAGTTGTTTCCTAACCCATCGCAGTATGAATCAAACTAATTATTGATTACGTGTTCTACGAATAATAGTGCCGATAGCTTTTTGTCTAGCATACCGTTCTTTTTCTGAGAGAGGTTTGATGTTGTCCATAAA